CATGCTCAACGATAGACCCTGACATATACAATATCAAAATTATTGAGGTTTCAATTATCCCCATTTCTTACTTTCTCTAAGTTTTCTTCTAAACTTGTAATACGGCGCTCATAAAAATCTAATGTCAACTTCTGCTGTTGATCAAAAGGAGCCTTACCAGATTCTATATCTGTTTGCAATTTTTCCAACTCACCAGCTAAATGCTCTATTAGCATATACTGTTCAGAGTCAGCCGGGAGGCTTCCCATCTCTCCTCTGGGCCACTTTATTCTGAACTCTGTGTTATGCTCAACATGAGACTCCATCATTGTGATGTTTGTTTCAATCTGGTTAAGCCGCTCTATAATCCCAAAATACGCCCAAGTAGCTAATGATGCCGCTGCAACCATAGATATGATATTGCGTAGCGGCAGTGCTACTTCAGTGTTTTCGTTCAGCTTTGCAGGCATTTACTTCTCGGAATTGAGCCAGACTGCCAGCGAGCCTGTCATGGCCCCTGTTACAACCGATATCAGCGAAGCCTGCTGAGTTGTGAGATCAGGCTGTGAAAGCGCCCATTCTATGCATCTAATGTACACGCCCGTCATGCATAGCATCATGAATCTGGGCAGTATTTTAAGCTCTAATAGCTTCCTTGCTACGTCTTCCGCACTCATTAGAAAATACCTTTAAATCTTTGCGGCCTTGCTATTGGAGAGAACCTTTTTACTACTCCCCCCTTTTTTAGACCCACTGGGTTTTTTAAGTTTTGTTTTTGGCGCTGGGGTGGCTTTGATTTTCCCGCTGTCGATAATGCTATTGCCACTGCTTGTCTCTGCGGGTATCCCTCTGACCTCAGTTTCGATATGTTTGACGATATCGTCTTTTGGCTTTTGCCTTTCGATAATGGCATTTCTACGCTCCACTTTTTTAGCTTTTTCTACCTCAGCCACTTTTCTGCTTACTGAACTTGCTGTCATTTTACCGACCTTTCGTCATGTTATTGAGCGCAGCAATGTCTCTTTGAGTTTGAATACGCTCTTCTGCTACTCTGGTTTTTTCATCCAAAGCTTCTTTTTGGATGTTTATTCGGGCATTTTCAGCCATTTGGTCATTCAATTCTTTTTCACGGTCCAACTGGGCGCGGTCATCTGCCTCTTTAGCCCTGCGTTGAATATCAGCCTCACGCAATGCAAGTTCTTGCTGACGTATAGCAACAAGTGGGTCTGGTTGTTGAGGCGGCATTACAGCTTGTGCGTATTGCTCTGTAAGCTCTCCTATCAATTCAGCAGCACGAGATGCGACTTCTGTTTGAAAAGCCATCATGCCCTCTTGAGAAGACTGTATTTGCATTTGCTCTTCAGGAGACAATTGATTGATAATCTCTTCTTGCGCCATAGCCTCAGCCATAAATCCAAGATGTTCTTGAACATGACCCTGCAATGTCATAACTATCGCCGCATTAGCTTGCGCCACAGGCGTTGCAATAATTGCCAAATGAGCTTCAATATGAGCTTGATGGTTTTGATCTGGAAAAGCTTGTAAAGCCTTTCCACGCATTGCCTCTTGGTTCTCTTTAGCTGGATTCGTAGGTTGAGGGATAGGAGGTGGAGGTAAGATTGAATCGACATTGGTAACTCCTAATGCTTCATACATTTTACGATAAGCTTGATACAAACCCTGTTCATTTCCGTGTATCTCTGGGTTTGACTGAACCAACTGTAACTCTGTCTGAGCTAAGGCAATACGCTGTGACATAGAGAAAATGTTAGGGTCTGAAACAGGTAAAACATCAATTCTATCATCAAAGTCTGTGGTTTTTATCTCTGGTGGGGCTCCTGGTATTGCGTATGGGTACATAGGAGCCATAAACTTGGCAAATACATTAGCCAAGAGCTTAAATTCAACCTTTTGTGAATAATGCAAGCGCTTGTGAATTGCGGACATTACCTTCGTGCCACGCTCCATGATAGCCATAGTCGTGCCAACAGGCGTCTCCCCGCCCATCTCAGCTACTTTCATGTCTGCCATAGAGGCAAACCTACGCCCAGAGTCAACAAGCGTGCCTAAGAGCGAATATAGCGTCTGTGACGGCTCTTTGAACGGCAATGTCATAAGCGATTGGCGGATGTCCATACCCGCAACGTCAATGTCACGAAACTCACCTGGATTTAGTGGTTCGTCTTCATCACGGATACGAGCGCCACGAGCCTTAAACCCTGCTGGGAGGTTAGACAGGGTGCCAGCATCAATAAGCTGTCTTAACAGGCTAGTCGCTGCTTGAGACAGTCCGCCAATCATGTGTGTTAACCCAAATCCATAAAAGCCCAAACCTGGCAAAAACTTGTAATGCACAAAGTAAGGCTTCGCCCTCCTTAACGGATCCATCTGCTCATAGTTCCGTCTGATTGATAAGATTTTATTGTTCTTTTGAAGAATTGTAACGATATATGGAAGCTTTAATCCTGTCCCTTCACCAGTTTCGTCTGTGTCTTCAAACCCTTGCAAGTCAAGTTCTGTATGAACTTCATACAAAACAACCTCTTCATTGCTATCTGATGGAGATATGCCCTGAATATCGTCTATTGTCTCTCGAACATCAGAGTAATCTTCATCTCCATAACCATCGCCAGGTAAATCAACATCCGCATAAAAACCGCTTAACTGAAGTTTGCGGATTTCATTTTTGTCCATCTTAACGACATGTGTAATTCGTGTTGCAGAAGCTAAATCCGTTGCGCTATAAGGCACAACCAAGTCTTCAGCGTGGACAAACTTGGAAACAGCCCTTTGCAATAAAGGGTCAAAGTAAACTTTCTTAAATGTACTACCTATTATGGGTAGATAAAAAAGCATTTGGTCTAACTCAGGATCATACTCTTCCATCTCATAGGTAATTTGGTAATTCATATAGTTCTTGATGCGCTCTGCCTGCGCCAAGACTTCTTTGTTTTCATCACCAATTATTTGTGTGCGAACAGGACCGCCAGCAGGCAATAATTCACGATATGCCTGTGCCTGAAACTGTGTGACAGACTCGGCTAGAAGCGGATGAACAACGCCAGATGCCCCTTCAAAAGGCTGAGAGCGCTCTTCATATTTCATGCCAAGTAAATCAATGCCACGTTTATATGTGTCTTCCCAATCTTGGCGAGAAGATATGTCATCCTCAACATCACCAACTAAATCTGAGGCAATTGACATTGCATCAGCATCGTCTATGTAATTTACAAGATTATCACCAAAAGGAATCTCTATAGGGGCATCTGCCATCATCATTTCTTCAGTGACATCACCTACAATAACAGAACCATCGTCCATTGTTACCTGACCAGGTTGCATTGCCATTTCCAAAACTTCAATTTGTTCCTGTGCATTCATAGGGATGACATTATCACCGCCAGCGCCTGTGCCTTTTTCTATAGCCATCTCATACCCCTTTTACAGCGTTGGAACGAACAACCCGATGCGCTGAGTGGAGGGTTCTCTCGCATCAAGCCTGTAATGAAGGGCTTCACCTTGGCTAAAATTGCTCGCCCCAACCTCAGATAACATCACGAAACACCCTTAAATTTACCACCACGGCCTGCCATAACAGCCCCACCGCCACGAAAATTTTTTACACCTTTGCGCTGATTATCACGCATACTCTGGTATTCATCAAACTGAGCATCTGTCAAACTTTGAACGCCTTTTGTCGTGCCAATCGTCAAGATTTGCCTACGAGTCAAGCCGTCAATAGTTTTGTTTTTGTCATCAGCCACGATACATACCTTGTGCTTTACGAGGAGAAACAGCCCCGCCTTTAGCTTTCTTAATAGGCTTTGGCTTCTTTGACCCACCACCTTTTATAGTAGTGTCCTTAGAGTTTCCAAGGCCAGCAAGATAAGAATCAAGAATATCGCCACCCATGTCCATCGACTTATATGTTGGGGTTGGTCTTTTGACATCACCACCCTCCTCGTATCCATCACTTTCCATCATTTCTATAGCAGCCATAATCAGATCATTCCTAGCCTTTTGTGCCATCCTCGAGTTTGGGTCATACTCACCAAGCCGTTTTCTTTCAGCAATTCTGTCAGCAGCCCTCTTATCAGTAGCACGAAGCTTGTCAGCTCGAGTTAATCTTTGAATTAATAACTCTAGTTTATCAGCCATCACCTTACCCCAGAGAACTTGCCACCGCGCAAAGCAGCACCCATGCCACGGCAACTGCCAACAGCCCCGCCCTTTTCATATTTCTGAGCAAGGTCAGGATCCATTTTCTGCTGAACCTTTTCAGGCAGCTTGGAAAATCCTTTGAATTTTGTAGGAACAGCTTCACCACCATCCTCCATGCCAATAGACCGCATTAACATTTGAATGTCTCTATCTGAAATGGTGTTGGCAGATTCATTAGCACGCCTGCGATTTCTCCTTTTGGCTGGAATCATACTGCCTGAACCAGCAAAAATCCGCTTGACTGCCTCAATATCTCTGTCTGAGAGAGTATTTCCACCTTCTCCTCGAGAGCCAAAAGCCCTTCTTACACTTGCAATGTCTCTATCAGAGATAGCCTCGCCGCCTTCTTCCATGTTTTTGGGGGGCTTGCCCTTAATCACACCTTGGTCATAAAGGTCTTGAATAGAACCAGATTCCTGCGCCGCAATAAAGTCACGAACCTCTTTCGGAAGGCTGGTTTTGTCATTGCGAGTGCTGCGGTGTTTACGAATTTTTTTTGCCTTCTCTGGCATAATTGGTGCGTCAGGTTTTGCCATCAGTAATACTCCCGTTTCCTGTTAAATTCACGGTATTCATCTTCATCGTAATCAGAGGGAGTAATGATAAATCCACCCTGTCTGAACCTGAGTATAGCCTGTGTCATCGAATCAGCCAAGTCATCATGTTCACCGTTAGGAAATGAGGCACATTCCTCAACAACCTCTTCAGCAAAATTCATATCAGGTCGCCACACCATACCAGACTCAAAAACAGGCGCACAAGCATTCATCCGTGTGAACTTATCCGCCCCTCTCGAAGGGGTAAAGGGCGTGACAGGCACCCCCATTCTCCGCAGTTCTTGGGTGAGCGGCATACCACTGGCCTTTTGTTCAATAAGCACCATGTCTGGGTCAAACTCTGTATATAAATCTTGGGCAATTTCTTTAAGCTCTGGAAAATCCCATCGACCTCGCTGCGCATCAAGTAAGATGATGGCCTCGCCGTCTCCATCCACAGGCTCAAAAATACCCCAAGTAGTAATAGCAGAGTAGTCCGCCCTCTCTGACTTAGAGAAGGCTGTGTCGTATGATTGTATGATGTACGAACAGGCAGGTGGGCTACCACTATCCCAAACATTCCACCACTCCCTCTTGATAATCGCCCCTTCTTCGGCTGTAGGGTTCTGTAAATACTGAGCATTCCACTTGGAAACAGGAATAGATGCCTTAACGGCCTCTAACTCTTCTCGTTTCCAGTATTCGGGCCACAACACGTTGTCTGAATCTGGAAATATCGCTGGAAACTCCACAACATCCCATTGATCCGCCCCGCCCTCGGCCTGCTTCTGCAACACTTTCGCCGTTAAATCCCGTATACTCCACCGTGTCATCACGATGATTATTGACCCGCCTGGCTGGAGTCTCTGTCTTGGACCTGATGTATACCATTCGTAAATATTATCGAGTGCGGTAGGTGATAACGCATCCTGTTCAGACACAGGATCATCAATGATACACAAGTCAGCACCACGACCA